GTAACGGTAGTAGTAACGATGAAGTAGCGTTTATGTTACGCATCAATGATACCGAATTGAACGAAACTAAATCGCTGTTTATAAGTAAAGGCTTCATTGATTCTGACTGGAATCTACTCAATTGGGATAAGCGTCAATTCACGTCAGATCAAGACCCAACAAGGGCTGAACGTCAAAAACGTTATCGTGAAAAACATAGTAACGCGTTACGTAACGCACAAATAACACCGCTAGATACAGATACAGATACAGATACAGATAATACATCCGTCAGCAACGATGTTGCTAACTGCCCTCATGAAGAAATCTTAAAGCTCTATGCAGAACATCTACCCATGCTAACGCAAGTAAAGATTTGGACTGATGCTCGCATGAAGTTATTGAAAGCTAGATGGCGTGAAGATACCGAGCGACAGAATCTTGAATGGTGGCAAAGATTATTTGATTACGTTGCACAGTCAGATTTTCTTACAGGCAAGGCAAGCAACTGGCAAGCAGACATTGAGTGGATTTTGAAACCTGCAAACTTTACGAAAATTATTGAAGGAAAGTACGAGAACAAATCATGATCGGAATTGAAAGCCACTCAACAGAAGCAGAACAAGCGTTAATCGGTGGATTGATGCTTGAGCCATACCGCATTGATGACTTGCCATGCAGCGTTAATGACTTATGGGATATGAACCATCAAGCGATATTAACCGCGATGTTTGAACTATCTGAAAATAACATTCAGATTGACATTATCACCATTGCTGAACGCTTAGAAGCACAGCATAGATTGGTTGCGGTTGGTGGCTTGGCTTACTTGGGTGAATTGCAAAAGAACTCAGTAGGCGGAGCAAACATCAAGGCTTATGCAAACACTATTAGGGACCGTGCATTAAGGCGCGAATTAAGCGAGGCTGTATTTGATATTTCAGGCAAGTGTAACGACAAATCAATCACTGCTGCTGAGCTAGTCAATGATGCAGAAGCCCGCATATTTTCTCTCAATGAAAAACGTGAAACGCATGAGCCAGTATCTATAAAAACAGCCGTTGCAGAAGCGATAGACAAAATCAGCAACATCATTGATGGCGTTAAGTATCAATCAACTGGCTTAACTGACCTAGACAAAATAACAGGCGGCTTACATGGTGGTGCTGTGTATGTATTAGCTGCCCGCCCATCAATGGGTAAGACTGCGCTTGCTTGCTCAATCGCCCATGCCATCGCTAAAGACGCTAAGCACGTTTACTTTGCCACACTAGAAATGCCACGCAGAGAGATTGCCACTCGCATGATTGCCATTGATGGCTGTGTGAATATCGGAAACATTAAAAACTGGACTGATGCAGATTACGAGCGCGTGCATCTAGGTGCAATGCGTGTTAATGAATTGCCAATCACGATAGACCATGAAGAAGGTTTGACCATTCCAAAACTACGCTCAAGAGCTAGACGTATGAAGCGTAAGACAGGTTTAGATTGCATCGTGGTTGATTACCTTCAACTAATGAAACAAAAGGCATCTAGCCGAGAACAAGAGATTGCAGGGTTATCTGGCGGCATCAAGTCACTGGCTAAAGAGTTAGATGTGCCAATTATCCTACTAGCACAGCTTAACCGTGACTGCGACAGCCGAGCAGACAAACGCCCCTTGCTTTCGGACCTGCGTGAATCAGGTGCTATTGAACAAGATGCCGATGTAGTTGTGATGCTATACCGCGATGAAGTTTACAACAAAGACACTCAATACAAAGGCACTGCCGAACTGTTGGTAAGAAAGAACAGGCACGGCGCAACTGGTGACTTCTTCACCTCATTCAATAACGAAACTATGCGCTTTAGTGACATTGCACATGAATGGGAAAAGCCAGCGAATGTTACTCAAATTAAACAGGGTAGGGGGTTTAAATAATGTGGACTCAAAAAGGAAATTATTGTCTACAAAACGGTAATTTCACTATAGCAAAAGCAATCAACGTACCTATGCCATACGCACTATACGAATGCGCTAAAGAGCATGGATATTTCAAGACGGTAGACGAGGCGAAAGCTAAGTTTGAGGTAATTATTAAATTGAGTGGGGCGGGTACTAAATGAGAGTTTTAAATTTATATGCTGGTCTTGGTGGAAATAGAAAGCATTGGACTGGTGTTGATGTTGTTGCTGTTGAACAGGATGAACGAATAGCAAAAGTTTATTCTCGGCTGTATCCACATGACCAGGTGATTGTTGGTGATGCTCATGAATACCTTTTAGAACATTACCAAGAGTTCGATTTTATTTGGTCAAGCCCACCATGCCAAACACACAGCAAGATGAATAAAGCTACCAGACATAAAAAAAGACGTTACCCAGATATGTCGCTGTATCAGGAAATTATATTTCTTAAAAACTTTTTCAAAGGCAAATGGATTGTTGAAAACGTAAATCCATATTACGAGCCACTAATACCAGCTAAAAAAATGGGTAGACATTTATTCTGGTCAAACTTTGAATTTGATGATTTCGATGTTGCTAGACCTGCTGGATTTATCAACAAATCAAACCTTCAAGGTAAACAAGAATTAATGGATTGGTTAGGCATTCACTATGAAGAAAATATCTATTACGGATCTAACCACTGTCCAGCACAGATTCTAAGAAATTGCGTACATCCATTAATTGGCAATCACATAATGAATGCAAGCATAAATAACATGGGACCAGGCAAATGAACACTAAAAGCCAAATATACAGCATTGAATATGAACAGTGGGGAAATACCTACTCAATGCACATTCTAGGCACGCTAGACGAGGTTACACAGCACGCTGATGCTTTGGGCTTAAGTGAGCCGCAGTTAGTCGAAGCAATTATCCCTATGGACATGACAGCGAGGCTCAACTAATGGACTTCACCCTAAACAAAGCTGTAACGGGTAATTATGACTTCTTGCTAAAACGACTAGCACAACTCGACCCAAGTATTAGATGGAGCATTAAAGCCGTACCGTTCAAAAGCACCAGAAGCACAGAGCAAAACTCACGCCTATGGAAGCTATACAACGACTTAGGAGCGTATATCGGACACTCGCCTGATGAAGTACATCAACTTTGTGGCTACAAGTTCCTACGCGAGCTTAAAACAGTGAATGGCGAGCCTGTAGAGGTGATTAAAAGCACGACTAAGCTGAACACTAAAGAAATGACAGAGTACCAAGAGGCTATCGAGCATTGGGCGGCTGAGATTGGATTTGTATGGGAGGTAGCAGCATGACCACTAAAGCTGAGAAACAATACCACGACCATGTGGCATCGCTAGGCTGCATAGCTTGCATGAAAGATGGCAACTTTAACGACTATGTATCTATTCACCATGTAGCAGGAAGAACTGCTCAAGGCTGCCAAGCTAAGGTATTAGCACTATGCGCTGGTCATCATCAAAAAGGCACAGGACAAGATAAGACAATGATTGCTGTTCACCCTGACAAAGCAAGGTTCGAAGCTAAGTATGGCACACAGCAATTTTTGATGCAGATTACTAACGAATTGTTGAAACAGAGAGGATTAATTAAATGACTAATACAGACAAAAATACATACGCAGTATATCTCAAGATTCTAAACCACCTAAAAAGTGGTGAGATTTCACTAACTATTCTAAGCCGAAGGATGGACACAGAAATTAATGTTGTACGTCATCGCATGAATTGCTTAATGAATCTTGGATTTGTGAAAGGCGAGTTAAAAGAACAACCACACTATAAGCATGAAACATGGCATTACACAGCATTGCGTAGCACATACCCTATTTCAGAATATGAAACATTCCTTGCTAATAAAAAAGCAAAGAGAGCTAAAAAAGGTACTAGGCAAGAAACAGAGGAATTGCCTGTGGCTGCTCTTGTAATCAAGCAAGAGAGAAATAATGCACCTGACAGAATAATTGTGCAAGGCAACGTAACAACATACAACCTATCACATCACGACAACTACAGCCATAGACGTGCGCCAGTTAAGCCTACGATCATGGGCTCATCGATGAGCATGTTTTAAATGAGAGTACGCGCAAGAAAAGACAGCAACCATGTTGAGATAGTAAAAGCATTCCGCGATATGGGGGTGAGTGTACATGACACAGCACAGCTAGGCGCAGGGTTCCCAGACATTGCAATTGGTTTAGGTAAGGTAAATGTACTAATTGAAATTAAAGATGGCTCTAAGCCACCTAGCGCAAGAAAGCTAACACCTGATGAAGTGAAGTTCCACGATGAATGGAGCGGCTGGATAGAGATAGTTTGCAATGTTGATGATGTGGTTAATTTAGTTAATCGGATAAGGAGTGGTAGATGATAGTAATAGATTATTT